GTCGCCGAGCGATCCGAACAACGGATGCGCGCCACACTGGCCACAGAACGCGCAGAACGGGCTCAGGAGCGCGAGAAACTGGTGGCCGAGGCCCTTGCCGCCAGCGAAGCCGCGCGAGCTTTGGAAGCACGCTGGCGAGCCCAGCACACGGAGGTGCAGACCGATGCCCAAGCCAAGATCCGCGCTGCGGCCGCTGACGCTGCCCGCGCTCGCAGTGCTGCTGACGGCCTGCAGCGCCGTGCCGAAATCATCGCCGCCCAGTGCGCCAATCCAACCCGCGACCGTGCCGACCCTTCCTTCGGAGGCCAGGCAGCCCCAGACCCCGGAGTGGTGCTCACCAACTTGCTCCGAGGGGTTGCGCAAGCGGCTGCAGAGCTTGCTGCCGTAGCCGACGCCCGCGGTGCTGCCGGCACTGCCTGCGAGCGGGCCTATGACGCTATAGCAGCGCCGCAGCCCCGGCGATAGCGCCGACGATAACTACGGCGATCACGATTCGCTTGAGGATGAATCCGATGGTGATAGAGTCGTCGAAGTCATCTGTGCCAAATTCGGTGCAAGCCTCGGCGGCTTCCGGATTCCGCCCTTGGTTGGTGCAGCCCAAAGGAATTCTCGAGTGCTGAACCGGTGTAGATTTCCGCATTCATACCTCCGATAAACATAACCCAGACGTTGTCTAGTTTCACGGATTATTCCGACTGTCCATGCTGAGCAGTGTGGACATTTCACGTTTTTTTACCCTCCGTCTCGCTGATCGTTCGGTCGATGTCATCCTTGGTGGACGCTTGACATCATAAACGGGACTGCCCCACCCCCATACAGCGATTGTATAGCGGCCCAGGCCGTCTTGGCGCCACAATGTTGTACGGACCAATGCTCGATGACGCAAGGCTCGGATGAACTTGCGTGTGGTGTTAAGGGCCAGCCCCGAAGCATCGGAGAGTTCTGGTACCGTACCACCAGTACGGGTCAGGGCTTCTACCACGGCAGCGTAGGCTGTGGTATTACTGAGGTGTACGTTTAGAGCCATTTCCAGAATAACAGAACGGCAATGCCCATCAATTGCACTACTACGACTACATCAATGATCTGATCAGTATCCATGTTGTAACTCCTATTACGACCATGACGATGACCGCATTCATCGATATACGGTGTTGACGCGGCTGAGAAATACTGTAGTCGACAGTGAAAGTACAGTCAGCCAATGTACGTGGCGTGACAAGATGGCTAGGTTTCATGGGGTTCCTTTCTTGGTGATTTGCGTGCCAAGGTGGTCCAGCAGGTCTTCGACGGTATCTCCATGCCCGGTGGCGTAGCCCATGCTGCGCATCCAGTGAGCGACTTTTTCGCGTTCTGCTTCAACCTCAATCTTTATCTCGCGCTCGTAGCTTGCTTGTTGCAGCTTGAGGGTGTGTTCGTACTGTTTGCGCTCTGCTGCGGCGACGAGGGCGGCGAAGCGCTCAAGCCTCTGCGACTCGGCCAGTTCTTGGTCCGTCAGCGCCCCCTCTCTGCCGTCGTATATGTGCAGCAAAACTGCACTACGCAATCCAACCACCCGCGCCATGCGTAGGATGTCGTTTCGGTTCATCGTCATCCTTTCAAGCGGTTGGCCACCAGAGTCGCATAACCGGCAATGTCGATCCAAGAATCGTCGTAATTCGGGTCACCGTTGAGTATGCGCCCGATTTTATGAGCGATCATTTCAAGTGCTTCTTTTTGATCGTCTGCCAGATGTTGCCAATTGTCCGTGCCACGCATCGAATCCTTGAGTGTCTGCGTGATAGACGCGTGCCCGGTGAACGGACCATATCGATTACCACGCTGTTGTAAAGTGTCTTTTAGATCACTCATATGACTGCTCCTTCGATGATTTCGGTTTTGGGAACTTGGCCGATTCACAGGCTTGCATGATCGCCGGCCATAGATGCGGCTGAGACTCTCTTACGAGGTCGTAGGCGTACGCCATACCATACCACCCTTTAGACGGACGAATCTTTCTGAATCCGATATGGGATAGAATACTGCGGACTCTCGATACATCAAACGACGTCTGTCGTCCGGTGTCGATTCCCAGCACAGCCCCCAAAATGATGTGGTATTGACCAGCACGAACGATCTTTTGCCCAGTGATCGTGCCGTTGGCATATTCGTCACGCACATGGAATATCTCACCGTACGAATCGGGATCTGTCAAAGCGTTTCTGATCTTCATATACCAGGGATCGGAATCTTCGAGCAATACCTGTCTGTCGGCCTGCTCAGCTAGGACCTTGTCCATGGGCACGGTATACCAGTCTTCACCGCTTTCATAAGCTTCAACTGCTTCTGCCCACAATTGATCCACATCAGCGGCCAATAAATCGTTACGCACCTTTCCTTCAATACCAACCACGGTAGGCCAGAATCGACGAGCCCCGGTCGGATCGGCGATATAAGCTCCATTCACCTCGTTTGTCGTTCCAAGGAACACACACGTTCTAGGGTACGCTTTGGCGTCTCGCTCGTAACTCAGTCGTACATCATCCACACATGTCGTCAAAATCGCTTTCAGAGATTCGATGTCGGCCTTCCGCATCGTAGCCAATTCTGACATCTCAACGATCAGTTTACCGACGACCACGGCGACCATGTCTTTTTGTGCGCTATGTCCTCGGACATTACCAGAGTACTCGGTATAAAACTGTCCACCGATGATTCGCGCAGCCCTGGATTTGCCAACGCCTTGCTTGCCTTCGAAGATCAACATATGATCAGCTTGGCATCCAGGGTCCATCCCCCGAGCGACAGCAGAGATCATCCATTTACGGCCAATGGCTCGGGTGTACTCGTCGTCTTTGGTCCCCATATAATGTGGCAACCAAGTATCGAGTCGTTTGGTTCCGTCCCATCTCTTCTGCTTGAACCAATTCCGTAGCGGGTTGACGCGATATTCTTCGGCCAGATGTTTGATGACCTGTCCAGCGTGCGTTTGTTTTACCCACGAGTCACCAGCACTGTGGAATTTGATCATCAGCGCTATTTCATCGGATTCACAGCCTTTCGCGCATTCAATATCTCCAACCGGACCGGTACGGATCCGGTGGTCGTAGTCCGCGATCCAGTACATGGGCACAATACCTTCTGCCTGGTACGCTCGAGTTCGATTGATCAACCCGACGATATTGCCTTTTTCGTTGTTCTCACCAATCGTTTCTCTCTGAAAACGTTTACGTTCTTCTTTCAAGAATCCTTCGAGTAAGATTACCCTGGGTCTGGCGACTTCTTTACGTAGATTCTTGATTGTATTATCGACTTTGCGGCCCAGAGCGGCAGCGGCTTGGATCAATTCTTGATCGATCTCGGCAGCATCGCTCTCGCACCATGCCTTCAGTCGCGCATAGACGACCTCAGGATCTTTGTATGTCGGATCGATCTTTTCCCTGAATTCTTTCCAACGAAACGCCGAACAAGAATTATGTAAGCACCGGTATACGGGCCGATTGTTAACGAGCCCGACGATCGGATTCTTATGCTGATGATTGAAGGGACAGTGACTGATTTCCCATTTTTGCCCTTCATTACCGAATAATGGGCGTGGGCCGTTCGTAACCGTAACGCCACGGTCGGCCAGCCATTTTACCATATCGCCGATGAATTCACCGGCCATATTTTTGAATTCGTCCGATTTCGCGTCGCGCAGAGGACGAGCGACGTTTTCGATCTGCTCCCTGGTCAACAGCTGTATCTCAGCCGGCACTTTAATCAGGTGAGCGATTCGGTGCGGTCTATCTTCAGTCGATGACCCTTTGCCGGTCATCGTCCCATAGACTTTCCAAACGCGTGCGGCATTGAAAACCGTGATGTCGACCGAAACCGTTGTCGAAGAAAAGATTGACGCGATCATCTTAGTCGCGTATTCGACGTCTATTCTCCCGCCATCGTCGTTCGGGATATCGACTCTGTACATCAAGTGCCAGCCGTTGCCGCTACATGCTTGCACGGGTTCCGGCCACCCTATGCTAGATAACCACTCCATCGTGGCTTCAGCACATTGCTTCGACGCTTCGAGTTCCGCGTCAGTCGACGAGATACCGGCTGGCCGTATTGGATCAAAATCCAGCAAGAACCAACGCCGACGTTCGATTTCAACGTCAGATGTCGTCGGCTCAGTGATTGGCC